AGAAGAATTGCATAGTGCTCATGTCATCTTGTAAACCTGTACCTGCAACGATGAATCCAGCAGGACCTGCAGCAACATAGTTAGAACCAACCAAACCTGATGATTTAACAACAGTACAGTTAGTACCAATTAGGTTGATTGAAGCAACACCGTCACCTTGGTTGTAGTGGAAGTAGTTTTGTGCAACTAATGCTCTACGTAAGATTTGGTAGTTAGCAGGAGATACGATCATGATCAAATCATCGCGATCTTTAACTGATTCGTCGATAGCGTCAAATAAGTCAAGAGCTTGAGAAACTGCGTTGTTCACAGTCCAAGCAGCAGCACCTACAGGAACGTTTGCACCAGCAGATTGAGTGATTTGTCCTTTGATACCATCGCAAGTGTTATCACCATTGATTAAGAAACCTTCGTTGTATTTCTTAACGCGCTCTACATAGTAGTTTGCGATAACTTCTTCGAAAGGAACTGTTTCTTGGAATGCAGATGGAGACATTCTTTGTGATAACCAGTACTGACGTAAGTCTTCAGGACAAAGGTCCATTTTAACTTGCTTGTCACGGATACAGATATCCACTTGAGTAAAGGTTACATCGCCTGATGGGTTCCAACCACAAGCTAAGTCGTTTACGTTTAGATCACCGTCCATCAAGTTGATAGCAACGGTACCAGCGCTTAAACCTGCGCGTACATCGATTTGGTTCATTAAGTCCGTAGTAAGAACCGCTTTAGCAATAAGCTCTAAAGATAGTTCGTCAGTATACGTAGATAATGCATTTAAGTCAAAAGCCATAGTGTATTACTTTTTTTAGTTTAATTTAATTTAGTTCCAGCTTTTCTCAACTGTACAAGCTTTTCAAAACGTGCTTCAGCCGTAGAGGTTGGAGTAGCAATGTCAGCTTTGAATGATGATGAAATTCTTTTTGCCGCTGGTTCGTTGGCAACTTTGTTGAAACGAGATTCTAATACTTCAATCTCTTCTTTGATACCGTTCATCTCTTTAATGTACGGAGCTAGGATTTGTGCGATAGCTAGTAGAACTTCTTCCAAGGACATTTCAATTTCCTCTTTAACAATTTCTTCAACAGCTTTTTCGTCTTCTGCCATTTTAGTTTTCTTACCAGCTTCTACTGGTGCTTTTTCCTCAACAGAAACGATTTCACCACCTTCTCCTACCGTAATTAAAAGTCCTGATGTAGTTTCATGGATACCTTCTGGTGCAAAAGGATCTTCTGATACGCCTTCTCCTGCTCTTACGAACAAGATAGCTCCTGGTACGATCTCACCTTCAGTATAAACCTCAGTTCCATCAACAAGAGTAGCCTCAGCCATTTCCTCTTTTACTTTCGTTTCCTCAACCACGTCAGTAGACTCAGCTAGCATCAATTTTAATTTTTTGATAACTTCGTTAACTTTCATAAATATGTAGTTTTTTTGGTTACGTGGCAACAGTGCCACATATCTAAATATAGACACCAGTCAGATTGACAAAAGTTTGACAATATGACAAACCGTGTAACCGGGTGAACCGTGTGAAAAAATGAGTGCGAGAGACCCTAGTTTTTCGTCACGTTACTTATAATGATTATAAATTACTAGAAATTTTCGTAGAATTCTGAAACAAAGCTGAAACTAGTCTGGATATCTCCATATAAAATTTATGAAATTGAGTTGTAAACAACGAAACAGAAAACAAGCTCGAACAAGAAACATGAAACAGGTTGTGAAACAACCCTAAACTTAAACAAGGTTGCGGAAGCAACCGTTTAAGGTTACAATTAATCTAAAAAAGGAAAGACAGTTAACTTAGATTGTGGATTAAGGTTTAAGATCTTTATTCCTGTACGATTAGCATATTGTGCTATCTTTTGGAAATCTGGTAACCAATGTCTTTGGTACCAAGCTTTTTCATGTGTTACCCTATTATAATCTTTATGGAAATTAGGTTGACCATTTTGGGATTGAAAATCATATCCTATTAGGTGAATTTCTTTATAGCCTAACCAAAGAGCTAGAAATATTGCAGAAGCTCCACTGCTTTTCGTTTCCACATTAAGTATGTTAACCTCAGGTGGATAACCGGTTGTAGTTGACCATAGCTCTGCTCCTGTTCTTTTAACTTCTTCTCCCCACTTAAGGTACCACTGTCTATCGTTCCATATACACCAGTCAACTTTTTGGTACAATGCTGCTTGGTTAACTCCAATTACAGGACTATTGACTTTACCTATCCATGGTTGAGCACTGGGTCCACCACCTATTATCGTTACCGTAGTGTTTATCTTTCTACGCATTCTTTTTAAGGAGTTGACGTAACTTAATGTTTTCTTTGGTCAGTTCATCTATCTTGACTTCCATCTGTTCCATTTTACCGTTAAGTAACTGGATCTCGTCACGGAGATTGTCAATGATTAGTTTGTAGAGTCCTACTGAACTCTCAAGATTCTTTAGGACTACATTGTCCGTTTCGGCATTGGTTTTTCTTTTACCTACTGCCCATGCAGCAACACCTGTTAAAGCATTACTTATTAAGAGTAACATTGTATTATCCATTTGCTAACATTTGTAAGAATTCACCTGTTACAGAGAAGCCGTTTAGCTCTCCGCTCTTTATCTTTTTCCAGGTTTCTGCATTATTTATTTTATACGAAACCATCCAAGTACCTTCTGGTAACTTTTCGTAACCTAGAGCAGCACTCTTATCTAATTCCGGATCGTTAATGATCCAGCTTTCCAATAGCGTATTTTCTTCTGTTACTTCTTCATCATGGTTAATGTCAGTTGTATGCATATACTTCTTAAGGTACATCTCTGCAATTTTTCTAACCGTTTCTTTACCAAAGTAAACATGGAATAGGTTGCCCTTTTTATCACGACGAGGTATCAACTGATTAGGAATCATAGCAGGTCCTGTTACAATCATTTGGTCATCAGCACTAAATCTCCAGTAATTATTACTAGGGCCAGCGACTTGTCCTGCATCTCCACTTGCTGGGCCACGGTCTACCATGATAAGTTGACCTGTATTATTACGAAAGACCGCAAGTTCTTGCCAATAGTGCTTACAATTAACTCCACCTTTGTAATTCCACACTGAATATGTTGCCGAGTTATGGCCCATACCTGGGTTAAGAGCAATTGTGGCATCTGAAATTAAGTCCACTTCTTGGCGAGTATAGAGCTTATTAAGACTTAACATTCCACGGCAGAAAAAACGTTGTGCACGAGGACCCGCATAGCGGTACTTTATTTCAGCTGGTGCATCACGACGGATATCTGAACGACTTAGGATATCAAGCGCATTGATCCCTTCCAGAACTTCTGCAACCGTCATAAATTCTTCACGGTTAAGTTCTAGGTAAATGGTTGTGGCCGGATCGTATGGTTCTCCGTACTTATCTGCTTCTGCCAGTAGATCTTTTTGGAATTGTTCTTCACTAACAGCATCACGAATGTTTTGCTCAACATAAGGTTGTAGAGTAGCGGTGTCAACACCAAAACCCTGCTCCCATGTACTATAGCAAATGGCTGCAGCCTGATCATCTGGGTAGCCTTCACCCTTTAGGACTGGAATACAGCGAGAGATAAACTCATCCTTAGGTTCACCAGGACTTGGGCTTACAAATTTTTCTTGTGCAAAAGCCATCCAATTTATTCCAATTGCTGGCATGTCAACAAGTGACATAATACTTACTCCTAAGTCTTCGTCAGGAAAGTTTTCAAAATCTACTAAAAGTTCTACAATCTTATTCATATTAGAGAGATGCTAAGTTTTCTATTTTACGAGTAGCCTCTTGCTGACTGGTAATTTCACTATCTACAACATAAGCACGTACAATTGTACTTTGTGTACCCTGTTGTGTTACGGTTTGAGTTTCAGGTGCTTGTGCTCCACCTATAGTTGAGTCAAGAGCAGCCTGTGGATTAAACGAAGGTATTGCAGCTGGGGTTGGAGGACCGCCTCCTGGGTTACCTCCACCACCTCCACCTTCAGGAGTAGGAGTAGGAGTAGCAATGATCTTGGCTACATTGGCAATACCGGCAGCAACGGCGATACCTGCAGCAATTGCCGCACGAATTGGACTGGTTGGATCACCGGGTATAAGTTGACTGGTGTATGCCTTTTGAGCAGCAACATAGGTATCAATCGTGGTCTGTGCAATCGCAGCAGCTTTACCTACAACTGATGCTTCACCTACAATAGATGCAATTGCGCCAAAGGCCTGGCTTGCCACATCAAGGTTGGCATCAGCCACTTGTTGGTTAAGAGCCTTCTTATAGTCAGCTTCGTCTTTTGCAAGTTTCTTGCTCTTTTTATAAAAGCTTTCGTTTACCTTTTGTATTTCATCGGCAGTTGCTCCAGCCGTTTTAAGTTCTTCTTCTTTAAGTTGACGTTGTATCTCTAGTTCTTCTTGACCACGTAGGAATGCATCCTCTATGCTATCCAGTCTGGCTTGTTGTAGAGCATCATCAATAATCTTTCTGTTGTCAAGGAGTTTTTGTGCTTCCTCTTTTGCCTTGTCTTCGCGTTCTTTTGCGAACTGGTCAATGGTCTCTTGTCTGCGTTGTTCAAAACGCTTATCTAATTCAAGGAGTAACTCTGCACTTGCACCTTTAAGTTTTAGTTCCTCTACCTGACGGCTCTTTTCAATCTCAAGTAGCTTTAGTGCTTCCTCTTCTGCATCAACAATGTTTTGCGCACGTAGGTCTTCAAGTGTTTGGTTAAGTTCTTTCTGTAATGCAGCGGCAGCTTCAGCCTGTTCTTTTGCTTTTGCTGCTGCATCAGTCCTGTTCTTAGCTGCATCGGCTTTACCTTGATTAATATAACCATCTCTTTGGTTCTTAAGGCTTCTCAGCGTCTTTTCAGTCTCTGCTATCGTCTTATCGCCTTCCTCTTTCGTTTCTGCTGGATCAAAAAGAAGACTTGCAGTTGACTCTAGGCCTTTCATAAATCCACCAGCCAGGTCGGTTGCCTTTTCAATTACACCAATCTTTTCTAAGCCGTATGTTAAGGCATCAACCGATTTAAGTAAGACTAGGATAGGTGCACTAAGGAATGCAAGAATACCTGTTGTAATTTCTTGGTTTCGCTTAGCCGCAGCTTCTTGTGCTTTGGCTACTGCTTTCTGTTGCTCAAGTTGCGCCTCAGTAGCAGCAATGACTTCATTTGTTTGTTGAATCTTAAGGTCACGGATCTCTGTCTCTGACATTCCTGCTGCCTTAAGGCTTTCTTCACTACCCAGTGTTGCATCAAGGTTTGCTTGGTTAGCAGCAACAGTGGCTTCAGTGTCAGCAAGTAGTTTCTTTTGCTCCGCACTTACTCCACTTACCAGTCCTACAATGTCATCCCAGTAAGCTACGAGTAAACCCACACCTACCACAACAGCACCTATACCTGTTGCAAGTAGAGCTTTACCCATTGCACTTGCGCCCTGTACACCACCTTTAAATGATTGGATTAGGTACTTACCCATATCCTGAACTCCCTTACCTACCTGTACAAATTGGTTAGCAAGTCCACCAGTGGCTTCATCTAGGACAGTAACGGCTCCTTCACCTGCCTCAGCAGCAGAGACCATTTCTTTACCGCTATCCTGAATCTCCTTATTTACTTGACTTGCTGCGGCCGCGGTTTTCTCTGCTTGGGTCTCAACACCTTTAAGGGCAACCTGCAGTTCTTCAACGGATCCAACTGACTGTTGTATGCCGTCTACTTCAAATGTTATTTTAACTTTATTCTCAGCCATTACTTAACTAAATATATTTGTATCCCTCATTGAACCTATAAGATTTCGCCTTGGTCAATTGGCACTAAAGTGTTACATGTTGCACAACTACTAAACAGGGAAATAATATTGGTAAAAGGTGGATTAGGCGAAGGGCCATCAACAACCCAACATCCAGGTAAACTATTTATGCGTACCACTTGGCCAGGTACCAGTGAGCTGCTATAACTTGCAATTGTGGTGGCAGAGTTATCACATTTGGTTAGGTCATATGAATACTCAATATCATTACTTTCTAAACACTGTGTACAGTTGTTGTAAATATCCTGTACATATTCCATTGGTGCATCATTGCTATAATCAATTACTTCCCAACATCCTTGTGCACCCTGTATCGTTATGCTTTGGCCAATCGCTAAGGCTGTACCACTTTGTACAACGGTTTGTGCAAATGGTGCAAGACATGTCTGTACTAGGTATGTACTCTCTGGGCCAACCTCATCAACACATGCATCACAATCAATGTAAACCTGTAAAATTGTATCAACCGGTGGATTAGCAGAAGGTCCTACTATTCTCCAACATCCAGGAGTTGAGGTTAAGGCTACTGTATCTCCTACACTTAGTGTACCTACTGTTGCAACAGATATACCTGGGCTTATTGTATTAGGACATGTACTGGTGTACTGCTCAACACGGTAAACCGTTTGGGCGGTACCACCTCCTGCACAAGTTTCGCAACTAACATATGAGCTTTGGTAAACCAATTGCCAAACGGTACTGGTTGATTGACTTATTACTTGGAAACATGTGGTTAGTCCTTGAGCCCAAACATAATCACCCAGTTGAAGTGGCACTGCGCTTTGCATTACAAAGATAGGTCCAGTTAGTGCATCACAATCAGTTTCCTGTACTTGGTAATAGTAAAAGGTTTGCGGTGGGTTAGAAGGCGATGGCGGTACATAGTCAAGAAGTTTAATTAACTGTACCTTCACTGGTTCTAACGATCCTACAGGTGCATCAATGATCTTCTCAGGTATATAGTAAACACCGTCTATAAAGATCACGTCATCAAAAGAGAACTCTTGTAAGTCTACAGAGTTAAGAATCACGTGACATGTTACACGGCGAGCAAATTTGTTATAGAGTGAACCAATGTAACCGCTCCAATATCTTTCAAATAGACTTTGACCAGTTAAGCCATTATAGCCACTTACATTGGTACCATAATAAGCAAACCACCTATCCCAGTTAAGGTTAAGTCCACTACCTGCTGGTGGTGCACCCTCTTGGTAACTTACCTGTGGATAATTTGTTCGTGCGTATGTAGTAACACCATCAGTAAGATGCCATGTTACTCCGCCTGTTGTCTTAAGTCCATTATAGAAAAGAATACGTGTTACCGGTTTAATTGGTAAGTGTACTGTTTGGCCGCCTTCACTATCATGTGTATGTGGTTGCGGAATGATAAAAGCACTTGTGTTAGTCTGTCCCTCAACCTGTGTGGTTGGTGTAGGAGCAAATCCTACTGTGATATCACGACTATCAGTAAGCAGTTCATTACCGCTATCAAATTTTAGTTGACCATACACCTGCTTGTAGGCATCTTGGTTATACATGTTCAACCAGTCTTCATCTTCACTAAAGAGAAAATTGATCTCATCGGTCTGGGTATAGAAGATAGGTTCAATTTGAAAATCTTTGGTCCTATCAACTTTGCTTGTCCAATCGTAAATTTGACCAGTGGTTACATAGTTAACCCAAGGTTCAATAATAAAGTTATTTGGGTTATCTTTATCAGGAGCCATTACACAACGGAATATCTTAAGTATGTCACGTAAGTAATCCATCTGTTTGTATTCACAGTCAAGTAGAAAAGTTGGATCTAGGTCACCAGGAGCAGCAGTACATGTAAGAGTAGCATCAGTGATTAAACTTCCAAAGTCAATATTGTTTGACCAAGTAACATAGAGCTGTACATAATCACCAGCAGTAAGAGAAAGGGTTGCGTTAACGCTAGCAGTACCTTGACTTGTACATGTACCTGTTTCGGCAAGAGCTCCGTTAACCCAGATCTCAAGACAGCCAAAGCCTGCACCAGTACTAGGATAAGGGACTGCAATAATATAACCGGATCCGGTAAAATCATATATACCAGTTAGCGGTGCAGTGTAACTAAATCCTGGTGAAGGAAACGGTTGGTTATTAAAGTTATTTCCTGGATCATAATTTTCCTGATTTAACCACATCAATTGGTTAAGCTGACCATTATAACCAAAGATCCCAGGTATTGTTGCCTGCATTAACTGTTCGCTTTGATCTGTTTGAACCGTAACACCTGCATCATTACCCCATGCACTTACGTAGATCTTACCAAAGAAGAATGAGTTAAGAAATGAACTACTGTATGTATAAGGTGTTTGATCAAAGATCAGGTCAATTACCTTCTTTGCACGGATCATTGGTTTAAACCTGTTAAGCTCAAGTGGATGCGCATTCTGCGTAAAGCGGTTTGACCCTGTAGTCCTGATTTGACTCTCTTGTGCAACACCACTACCGTTATAAGTATTACCATGATCCACAAGTGGATAGAGTACATTACCAAACATTAGACCGGTGTTACCACTGGTACCTTGTGGAAAAGCATTCCAACTATTTACTATATTTGTGTAACTCAACTCATGGATAAGACTACTGCCATCCAGTTCACAGAGTGTTTTTTCACCTATGGTACTTGAGAAATCTCGTGTCTCTCCTAAATAGAGCAGTTCATAATCAATCCTGTCCTGTTCTTTATTTACATAAATGTTTTGCAAGCGGATATGGCCAGTACGAAAGATTGCTCCACCAACTTCTATTTCAGCAGGTACCTTAACTGTTACATCGTAATCAATACCATCAACCAGGAATGCATTCTCAAAGAATTCATTATTCTTAGCTGTACTAGGTACACGAAAGACACGAGAGAATGTACTCTTGGTCTCTGTATTTGTAATATCCTCAATGCTAAAGTTTAGCTTAATAGGTTCAGTGTCATAAAGATCAATATAGTAAGGATTACCACTTTGATCATATACTCTTAAGTTTACCATTATCCTCTTTGACTTTTTATATTGTATGCGGTCTTAAATGTAATCTCGTATTGGAACATTTTGTCTTTACGAATGGTTTTCTCTACATAGCTAGTATTGA